GCCTTGATTGATTGCTGAGTTGATAGTTTCGTTGCCGAGTTAGATGACATATCATCTTCATCTGCTATCGTAAACCCATCAAATTGATTCAATTCGGCTGTTGTTAAAGTACAGCCATCTAATATATTAAGTTCGTCTGTTGAGGCCGTTACGCCAGTCAATGCAAAAGTAGATAATTCTAAACCTGTCCCTGCTGAATTAAACTGAATGTGCTTACTTGCATTATCTGATACCGTTTCATTAAATGGAAAAAACAACGGGCCTGATGTAGTAAACTCTGTCCCGGTTACTGTTCTAGTAGTTGTTGGCGAAAGCTGTATTGTCCTGTTGAGCCTTTCTAATATTTGTTGTTGACGTATCAAAATGTCGTCAAACTCAGCATTTAGTGAAGTCGTGCTGATTGCACTTCCAGTAGAAAAAGCTGTAGTTCTTGCATGGCCTTTGTTGCCAATAATTGTAACCTCATCACCAGAAGTAACTGCTGACCCAAAATTAACTGTGCCTGTTCCATCAGCGTTTAACGATACACTGTAATGTGTCGTCAATGTTTTTAAAGTATCTTCTACATATACCTTAATATCCGATGCTGATTCAACCTGAAAAGAAAACGAAAACGCTGTCCCTCCAGTGCTTGTATGTTGCTGCCTTCTTGCTACGTCATTTATATCAAAAGTTGCCATTATCGCCTCTTCCCGGTTTCTTTAAAAAGTTCATCCATTTCGTCTATTCTGTTTTTTATTTTTGGGTTTAATTCAAAAAACTTTTGTTTTCCAACAGACTTATACTGCGACACAACATTTTTAAATTGTTTTATTTGTTGCCCTACTGGCAGTCCCAAAAATGTTTCGTTTTTTATCAAAACATTTAATCTCCCTAAAAGAGTATCTCCATTTCCTTTAGGGTCATTCATTAGTTTAATCATTTGGTTGTATTCTTCAACACTCAAATATATGCCTTGTATTTTACGGTCAGGCATCCTTATTCCAAATCCATACTTAATCATAAAATCGTCAACAGCATTAAATTTTGTGTCAACTACTTTAAACGGTGAAATGATAGTCCCTTTTGCACCCGTTACTTCTTCTCCCCACAAGTTTAACAACGGTGGCAACTCTTTGTTTATAAATGGATTATCTTTTTGCATTTTGTTTAACTCTTCATAAAAAGCTATAGTCGCTTGAGATATATTTAGGTCGGAATCTCGGAGTGCGTTTACTTGGTCTTGAGACAATCCTTTGTCGTAAATTTTTGGGTCATTCATTTTTTCTATGTATCGTCCCATGCTGCCCATTGGGTTTATGTATGGTGAACCAACAGCCAAGATTTTTTTGATAAAAAAAGAACTAAACGCATCTAACTTATTATCTTCATTGCTGTACTCAAACCTTTGGAACGCAGATTTAAAATCACTAAATATAGTCAAAAACGGTTGTTCAGTTAAATACGGTATAATGGCAGTTATTGCTGAACCTACTAATTGTAATGATTTCTCATCCCATGTATCTGCATCTCCCCATTGACCCGGATGATGTAATGCTTGAGCTGTATCTGCTGCAATCGCAAGCAATGCACTTATTGGTTCAAACCTAGAATAAGAAATACATTGAAAGTTGCCTGCATCTTTTTTTGTGCAAATAGAATATGCTTGTATGCCTTTCCTTTGGTAGGCCTCACGTTTTGCTCTATTGTATGGTAAGTGTCCAGTTATAAAAAACCCACCATCATTAACCTCGCCACCATCATACGTCATCATAGCAAAACTTGACATGATGCTTGTACCAGTAAGCAACCTTGCGTGGGATAACTGCATAGCCCGTTTTCCGTTTCTACCTAAAAAATCATCTCTCTGTTTTTTTGTCATCCACGATAGAACTGGATTTCTTTTTGCTTGTTCTAAAAATATGTTTGTTACTGTTTTATAAAATGGTACAAATACTTTGAAACCCGGATGGTTTAAAGTTTGCTGAAAATCTTTTAAAAAACCCTCTGGCAAATCTCCTTGAAATGTTCCTGTCAACCCTTCCTGTTTAATTATATTTTGGTCTGCTACCGTAGGGTCAGTCATTACTTTGTAGGCTGCTGCTTGGGCCTGTTCATCTGTCCCACCTGTATTAATAACTTCATTGTATCTTCTGCGTGCTAATTGTTTTTGAGCTATCACATACAATGCACCTTTTGTCATTTCGTCTGACGCTACAAGAAATGTACCGGGCAACCTTGCGATATGACCATAAGCATTTAAAGTTTTGCCCATAGCATATTTAAGTTTGTTGTTTGGGTCTTTCCATGAGGGGTGTAATACATCCGTACTAACTGCCCTATAAGTTCCTAAATCAAGTTTGCTTTCAGGTGCTACTCCACCTCTTTTAACTGAATCTATAAAATACTCACCAGCAACTTTGTTTGCATCTTTAAAATTATAAAAAAGTTCCATAGCCTCACTAAACATCACTCCGTCTGGGTCTTTATATCCGGGTATTTTGTTAAGACCTGATGCAATAAAGTTTTCGGTATAACGTAAAGAATTAAAGGCCATGTTTGATACAAAATTTACAACATGAGTTATTGGTGATGCTAGTAAGCTGTTTACAAAAACCTCGATGCCTCCATCTACAATTTTTCTAAACATACCTTTCTGAACCATGTCAGATTGCTTATTTAATGGCAAAGCTAAAAAGCGTTTGTGATAAGATAACATGTCTGCTGGGTCGGCATCGTTAAGAACTTTGATGCTCTCTAAAACTGTGCTTAATTCGTCTGTGTCAATCTTACCAAAAGTTTGATTTGCCAAGGATGTTGCTCTTAACTTTCGTGCAGTTTCAGATACGTCCCCGGTAATTTTAGATAAGAACAAACCATACAGCCTAAAGTATTTGTTTGCTTTCTCAAGTAGTTCACGATTGTTTGGGTCAGCTTTTAAATCTTCTATTGATTTTATATACAGTTTTCTCATAACAAGGGATTCTTCTATACCCTTATAGATTTCTGCATTTGACAATAAATCTCCTTCCTTTCTTTTTAAAACTTTTCTATACAAATCAGGTAAGTTAAGGCTGTCAGCTATCTTTCTTAAATCATCATTTGTAACAGTTTTATTACCACCTTGTTGTTTTATGACATCTTCAAAAGAAAATTTTATTAAATCATCAAGATTGTCTATTTGGTCTGGGCCTCCTGAATCTAGTCTTTTAAAAATATCCTCAACATTGCCCTCAAGCTGTTCTATTGGAATGTCCTCAAACCTAGCCATAATACTGCCGAGTGCGTCATAATCAACATTATCAACAATATCCATGACAACTTGGCCTTGTTGTTCTTTGACTAATTGACTTTCTGGAATATTTCTATCGTCAAGAATTTCCTCCATCTTTTGTTTTTTTTGTGCAGCAGATTCCAAAGAATCCATACTAAAATCTTTTAAGTCATCTTGAGGAACTTTATCGCCTTTTATATCTTTTATTTGTGAGGTTTTGTCTTTGGTCTTTGTTGTGGTTATGGTTTCAAGAATATTTTTAATGCCACCAGCTACTTCAATTCCTTCTTCTGGAATAGCATTTTGCTTTTCACTAACGTCTTGAATTTCTTCTTCTGTGGTGTCAATGGTAATGTCAACACGTTCTTTTAAGAGGTCGTCTGTATTAAGATTTTTTGTTGTCGTAGTAATATCCTTAATCATTCTTTTTCCTCGCCAGCCTCAACGCCAATAGATTTTGTGCCTGCAACAGTTCCAGTAATTACTGCTGCTCCTTTTGTAAATGCTTTTTTCGGTATCTTCATATCAGTTTTTAAGTCTACTTCTAAACTTATAATAAGTGATTCTGCTTGGTTTTTCAGCTTTCTTATTAAATCTGCATCCCACTCTGCTTGTGTATATTTCTTTCTTTCAGCGTAAGGTTGATGCGATTTGTCAATCAATTTATTTATTCTGCCGGGTCTTATTTGAAGTTCTATTGAAGTATTTGCATTACTTGGGTTCACAAGCTGTACATGATATGAGCCAATATGCTGTTTGTATTCTATGTCTAATACTTCAAAATTCTTTTGCAATTTTGGAATAATTACGTTTTCAATTTTTTGTATTGCTTTTTTAAACGAACCATCAACTAATATTCTATGCCCTTGTATATCGCTGAGACTTTTTGGTTGTTTGTCTTTAGTTCTTATTTTATCTGCTAAACTTTCTGTTGTTTTTACTCTTCCAAAAAGTTCCATTTCTTTTCCTCCACTATCATTTGCAGAATTAATAACTTTTAAATTTAATGTCAGAGCTAGTTTTTTCTGAACGTCTTGAAAAGTTTTTTTGTGTATATCTACCAACTCTTCTAAATTATTTATTTTCTGGTATACTTTATCTTGTATGGAAAAATTTAAATTAGCAGTTCCGTTATTTTTTGACGATGAGGGCAATATATTGTCGGTGTCATCTGACAACGTATCGGTTGTTTGGGATGAGGCAGCATCGTCTTTTGTACCAGCAAAGGAATCTGGGCCTCTTGCGTTTAATTCAGTATTTAGGCCAGTAGTACCTTCGCTTGATTTACCACTTAAAGGACTATCAGAGGATATGTTTGAGGTTGTTGATTGAGCGTTATTTTTTGCTTTTGACAATAATCTTACGACTGGAACTATCAGCTCTGCTAACAAAGCTACTGGAAAATCACCTAGCACGTTTTTAAATTTTTGTTCTGCAACGCCAGCAGCCGAAGGGTCATTACTAACTGTTCCGATATAATCAACCATTGCTGAAATAACTTTTCCACTATTTTGTTCAGAAATATTAAATGTATCTTTAAGAAAAGTAACAAAGTTGCCCTCATCTGCTGGTGCAACTCCTGTTACCAAAGTTGCATCTGTTGCCAAACCTTTTGCAAGTATGCCAGCGAAACCGGGTATTTTTATAATGTTATTATATAATTTATAAAGACCCATGCCCGGAACTAAATATTGACTTATAACTTCCGTTACTGGCCCATATACTTCGGTATCATATTCCAAGACACCCGAATTTAATTTATTTTCAAAGTCTTTGTACCGTTGATTAAATTCTATAAAATCTTTTTCATCAAGCAAACCAGAACTTGTTAAGCCAAGACCTCCTAATTCAGTTAAACTTTGACCTATATTAATACCAGCTCTGATTACTGCTTTTCCAGTATCTACAGCAACAGCACTAGCTGTGTTCTCATCTGGTGAAAATGATTTAAAGGCACGTTTTAAATTATCAAAACCCCCTCCCTCTTCCATAAATGGGTCTAGCCAAGATTTACTTGGGTCAGCGTGCGTAAATGTTTTTGTTTCTGGGTTATATTTTTTTTCCCCGGAAGGCAGAAAACCATGTTCAGTAACGTCATACTCTTCTACATCGCCTTTCTCTATCATTTCGTCAAGTTCAAGACCCCTTAAAATTTCTTGCTCTATGTCGCTAAACTCACTCATCAAATAACTCCAAGTAGTCGTCTATATCTTTAATTAAAAGTTCAATCTGTTCTGCCGAGTAACTATGAAGTCTGTCGCCTTTCCACTCAATGCCTAAAATATCAGGCCCAAGATAATCAACAATAGGATTGTTTTTTTCTCCTGTATATTGCCTTTGAATTAGCTCAAAAGTTTTTTTAAGGTGATTGACTTGTGATTTATCATTTAATATTTCTACAATGTTTGACCCTATGCTGTCAAAAAGTTTTCCCTCTTTATGTATTTCTAAACTGTAAAGATTATTGTAAGCATTTGTAAATTTTGTTGTTTGCAAAGATTTTTGCAATTTATTTTTTATTCTAGTTTTTTCTGCTTGCATATCGTTTTGTTTTGTATTTTGTTCAACAAGGTTTTCGGCAAAAGCAATTATCTCGTTTTGCGATGCGTTTTTATTTTCTCTCACAAATTTTGTTAGTTTGTTTTTAGCTGTTAAAAATCCTTTTTTGATAAGCTGTTTATCCATACTAAACTCGTCAGGCACGTAAAACTCTTTCAATATTTCTTTGGCCTCAGTTACACCAGCTTTTCTGTTGTCATTTAAGTCTTTAACATATTTGTCAAAAGTTTTTCTGCTAATATAGTTTTTTTCGTAAGCGTCCACTAAATCATCTAAACCCAGCACTCCTAAATCCATATCATCTTCTATAATTTTTTTCATACTAGGGTCAATAAATATTCCACTATCAATTTTCGCATCTATGGTTTTTTCAAATTTTATAAAATCATCTGGAGACATTATGACTGATAACCTATCTTTTATGTTATAAACCTCTACTAAATCCATCTCACTTGTTTTGTCGGTTTCTAAAACAAGTAGTTGTAATTTTAAAGTATCAACTGTTTTTGCAAAAACTCGGTCTTTTTGCTTGGCGTTTTCTTCGGTTACTTTGTTCAAACGCTCTGCCCAGTCTATTGATTTTTTTAAAAAATCTTCTTGTTCAGTTTCAGTTAGAGAATTATATAATGCTTGACTGTCTTTGTTGCCTCCAAAAGTGCCGTCCACAACGCCTTGTACAGCATCAAATCTTGCTCCTACTTCTCTATTTTCGTCTGTGTCTAGCCTTGTAAATAGCAAGTCTTTTTTATACTGAGTTACTTTTTCTCTATATTTTGTTATAAAACTATTAATTTGTTCGCTGCTTGCCCTCATATCTATAAGAATATTTACTTCTTTTTCCAGCAACTCATCTTGAATTTCGTCAAAAGAAAAGTCAGTAGTCTCACCTGTTTGCGAATTTACAGTTCTTACTTTATAAGCATCACTTAAAACTACTTTTAGTTTTGTATTTAAAAATTCTGACATGTGCAAATTCACTTTTGCCTTTTGAGCGATTTGAAAATCATCAAGTTCTTTTGCTGCAAAACTTTTTAAATAAGCATTGTTGGTTGTATTTGTATTACCTAAAAACTTTGTTTGTGTATCTGCGTCTGTACCTTCTAATGATTGCAAAAGACCTGCTTGTATGTCTCTTGCTCCAGCAGCAAAGTCATTGTAAGATATTTTTTGTTTTATCGCCTCGTTGTATAGTTTTGAAATTGCCGTATCATACACGACCTCCATTTCCGATGACAACAACGATATTTGCATATTTCTTGTAGCCATACCTTTAGTTGTAATGGTATTGCCTTTGATAATATTTTTTCTTTCTTTCGGAGACGATTGCAACCATTCTTGTAAATCAATAGGGTTATCAATGGCATCTTGTTTGCCTTGTTCTTTCATTTGTACATCGACAACATCAAAAGCAGTGTTTGTAAGTGCTGCCACTCTTTGTTCTACAGAGGACAATCCTTGCAACATTTCGCTCGTTACTTGTGTATTGCCTGCTGGTGTGTCTACACTAACACCAAAAAATTGTCTGTTTGGTTTTATAGTTCTAGCCATACACGTTCTTTCCTGTTCCTATTCTACTTGGAGGTTCTGTACCATAAATACCTCCACTACCAAAGTCGCCACCAGTTCTTGTAAATACTTGGTTGCCACTCCCTGAAAATAAATCATCAAAACCACCTGACATACCTATTTTAGCCGTACCAGTTACCAACGTCATAATAGCTTGATTAAGGCCAGCTTTTGCAGCAGCTTTGCCTGCTGCTTGTAAGTTTCGATATTCAATTAATCCTAACTTATCATCTAAATCTGCCTGTATTGCTTGGATGTTAAAATCTTCTGCTCCAAGTCGGTAAGAATACAGAGCATGAGTTAGTGCCGAGCCTGACGTTGGGTCAGCACCCCCAATAGATTTGTAGGTAAACAGAGTAGCTACATTTCTATTTAGGTCTCTTAAAACCTTAACTCCTTTTTCTTTAGCATCGACAACCTTTCCTCTAGTCCTTAAAGCAGATATTGTTGCCTCGTTTTCATACATACGTTGTTTGGCTTTACCAGCTTGAATCTGTTGATATGCTTGGAGGCCTGTTCCTGCTATTGCTAAAAAAGTAAAAAATGACATAATTATTGCCCTACGCTGACTTTATATTCAGCAGCTAAAAGTGTAAAAAATAAAGGCTGAGATTGCGTAAATGTAATCTGGCCCGTCTTGGTATAACCTAAAATTGGTTTTCTTCTTTTCTGTCCAGTAAAAAATGGAATACCATCACCTACATTGTAAGTATCGCCAATAATAAACTCAAACGGTTTCCCGTTAATTCGTAAATGCTGTGTTAAGTATACAACAGCACTAGCATCAACTATTCTTTTTTTCTGTCCTATAATATTTCCACTAGATAATTTGGTTTCAACAGGCATCGTTTTTATTTTTGGAGTATAGTCTAATCCTGCCTCACAATACGTTACTGGCACTGCATCCATAGTGATTTCGTTGCTACTAACTATTTTGTCTGTTTGCATTGCATCATCTACAATAACTTTGACATTCTCACCATTAAGATGCGTCAGGCCTGTAAATGTAGTGTTGCTTGGTTTTGAACCACCACTCAACAACACGCTTGAATCTGTAGTCATATCGTCATTAAAACACTCAACATTGTAAATAGTAGTATCGTTTATCACTCTTTTTACAACACAATATATCGTGTCAACATCAACAGCCACATTTACAAAAGCATCTGTATTACTAAAATTAGTTACTGTAAGTCTAGTATTGTCGGATGATGACACTGTTAAATTATCTTCGCCCGGCACACGCCTCGTAACAGTAATTACTGCTGCCGATGGATTGTTGACAATAAATTTATCTGTATTTTGAAAAGCAGTAAAAATATTATCTGCTGTTGTGTTGTTATCTGTGTTTGGTCTAAAACCAAAAGTATTGTCTGGAGATGTTCCTCCTGCTGATTCTGAAGTAAGAACTATCTCTTCTCCGTCATTGTCTGTAAATGTAAGCGTTGTTCCAACTGCTATATTTGCATAATCTGAAACCGTTATCGTACAAGTTTGCATACCTGTACTGGCCAAAGAAGGTGCTATGACGTTTTGGCCACGTAGTATTGAATACATTGCCATCGTGCCATCTGTGTTTACTATCATTAGTAAATCGCCATCATCGGTGCTTGTTGCTTTACGCAAGGCCATATCAACTGGGGTTGACAACAGATGACTGCTTAATAATGATATATTGTTTGAAATATAGGATAGCTCAACATCACTAAATAAAAACTCACGTAATGCTTTACCACTACGTTGAATAAATAATGTGCCACTTTCTGCTCCTAGAGGTTTGATACCCTCCAAACTGCCTCTCCTTGTGCTACCCTGTACCACTACATTGCTAGGCGTTATTGGGTCTAAATCAGATTGTGGTAAAAAGAACTCGCCACCTTTAGTAAATATTTGAAGGTCTCTACCTGAATGTAAACCTGTTATAGCATTTACCTGTGAAGTGTTTATTGTTAATTCAATAGAATCATCATCTAAACCCTCGCCCGGATTGAAGTCAAAAAATCTAGCAACCCTTGATGCAAATATAGTGTTTGGTCTCGACTTTGTGCCACCAAAATACAATCGTTGTTCGTGAAAAGTAACTGTTCTTGGATAGCCATAAGTAGCTGACCATACGTCCACGTAATCGGTTTCTAAAAACCAAGAGCCACTGGCAATGGCTGTAGTATTAAAAAATGGTATTTCAACTACAGCTAATACTTCGGTTGCACTGTTAAACTGTGTTATCCTCGCTCTTCCCAATCCATCTTCTGCCTCTACATAATCACCTACATTACCTGATGCAAACGAGTTAGCTGATGCAGTAAGAGTTATGTTGCCGTCAACGGCACTTGGTGTGAGTGTAGCACTTGGATTTGTGGTGCTTAAACTAAATGGATACTTGGGAATAAAGTCAAACGTGATATTTGAAATTGTCCACGCAGTATGGCTTGCTCCACGTACCAGTTGCTTTGGTGGGCAATCTTCTTGCACAAGAATTAGTGTATCTGCTGATTGTGCGAAATCAAGTGTTTGCAGCTTTGCTGATGCAATCCCTGTAGCAATGAAATCATCTCCACTACCATTTAAGTTTGTGAGTAATTCTTTGTCTTTATAGACAAACATTTTATCGTCAACAAACAACAGCATGTAAGACTGTGTAGTTGAAAACTCAAATGGCACTAGACGCACCCCGTTTGCTGGACTGCCCGAAGGAATAGTATTTACAAACTGTAATCCGGGTCTCCTAGTGATACCCCCTTGTGGCTGTATCAATACGTTTCGTGCTTTTTCCAAACCATTGTAGTATTGGTCAATATCAATCCTACCTCGCAGTAATGGGTCTAGCTCTCCAGTTGTGAAGTTTGTTTGTATCGAATATATTTTACTCAAGCTATCCTCTTACATCAGTTAATGGAAAATCATTTATTGTATAATTAGCTTTGCCTCTGCCATCAGCGTTCATTGCTTGTCGCATGTAACCACCTCTGCCGTTTTCAGGTGCATTGCCTAAAGCAATGCTTTCCCAATATTGAGCCTTAGTTATTTGGTCGGTTACTGGTTCAGCTAAATGCCAAGCTAGCATATAAACTAATAATTGCACAAAGTAGGCTGGCATCATACCTTCGCCCACGTTACTTGTAATGTAGTCAATGTATACCGTAGGCTCATCTGTATTTATTGAAGGGCCATTTTCGGTATATAAGATTTCAAAATGATTTAACGGTAAAATACCAGTGCTTGATGAATTATAAACTTGAAAAACATTTCCAGTTAAAGCATCACCGGGCAAGTCGTATCTGTATGTCCATTCATTGATGGGGGATGTACTTGATTGTGTGAGTTCTATCTTAGTAAGAGCAAAACTCCAAGGATACATTGATAGCGTCATATTTTTTACAGTATCATAAATGTTACTACAGATTGACGCTGCATCGTTGCTTGTATCAGTAAAGGAAGTGATAACGTCAGCACCTAATAAATTTAAGGCTTGATTACATATTGTTACCTTTGTATCGCCTGCTGCCATTTTTACTCCTAAATGTATAAGTAGGGAGGAATTAGCAAAACCTCCCTACATATATTTCACCTATCCTTAGTCAGAATCAGTTGCACTTATAGCTGTGCCATCTCCAATGTCAACAACGCCAGATGCGTTACTGACAACAGGATGCAAGCTGTAAGTTCTAGTGCCACCAGTTGATGCGTGTACATAAATTAAATCACCCACTTTTAACAAATCTGATGCGTCATTAAAATAGCCTGCTGCATCAATATCTGTTTTCGCATCGGTCGATGTATAGCTCCAAAGTTGAGGAGCATTACCTGCTTTTCCTTGACCGCCAATAGGCTGTAACCCTGCTGCTGCGTATGCCATAATTAACCTCCTATTTATTCACGACAAGTAATTTCTACTATAGCCTCATCGTCTATAGCGACACTACCTGCACTGAACATTGAATTTACTAAAAAGCTGGTTTTTTCTGGGACATAATTTATCTCAGTTTTTGTAGCCATGTTTTCAGCCAAACCAACTGCATTTCTATGATAAGCATAGACTTTTCTATCTGATGAACCATCAATAGATAGGCCTCCCTCATCTCTTGTACCAATCGTATGAAATCTAAATCCTAAGAAGGTATCTATGTCTCCAGCAACTAATGCCTTAATACTTGCAAAGTCGCCTGAGATTGCTCTTTCATCCCCTAATAAACCAGCTAAATTATTAGCATGAATTATTAAGTGTCTGTCATCTTGAGGTACATTGTTTGCATCCATAGCTTTTTTGGCTGCAATTAACTTACCAACATTAAGGTTGCTAGCTGCTGCTGACCCGGAAGTAACAACAGTATTTGCAACTGTTGATGGGGATGATGCAGCTACGATAGCATCAATAATAAGCTGGTCAAGTCTACGTCCAATAGCTTTTGATACAACTTGTACGAGTTCTTGTCTCTCATCAAAATTTACTTTTGCTTGATGAAAAACATCTGAATATTCAGCAGCATTGAAATCTGACATTGTGCAGTTTACTGTGCTGTATGAAACATTCAATGGGACTACATCAGTTTGTGGTAAACGAACTGTTGCACTACCTTTCCCTATTTTAGGGAACTTATATGTGTTGCCTTCTACATTACTTCTCAACCTTACACTTTCTCTCAGTACAGCCTCGCCTTGATAGGCTTGATGTACTTCTGCATCAAATAATGTAACAAAGGCGTTAGTAATTGATTGTGCCATTACAAATCTCCTTTAGTTATTAATCATTTTTTTTATCAGGTGTCGATTACTCGGCTGATGTAGTAAAGTTGCTTACCACCAGAAGGCATAAAGAATATGGTATCTTCATTTGCGAAGATAACTGTTAAAAAAAATATTGTCAACCTTGAATTAATACTTTATATGATGCCCGATATCTGGGTTAGTAGACATGAACTCTTTTTTGGCTGCTGGCTCATCATAATGACCATCGACTACTTTATAATAATAAACATTATCTGGTAAATCGTGTCCTTCTGCAATTATATGCCATTCCTTACCTGTTGGAGTTTTCCCAATGCCATCTGGTTTGTATTCAATTACTTTATAAACATACACTCCGTTGATAGGCTCATAATACCCACCAAAATACCAAGCATCCTCGTCATACTCTTTTTCTCTTTCGTAATCATCTTGCGCCTCATCAATAACTCTTTTGATATAAGAATCATACGCAGCTTTGTATTTTGATGTTTTGCTATCTCTTAAAATGTATTTGTATTTATAGTCTGTCATAAACACACTATAACATACTGTCAACTACTTGTCAACCCTAACTTATGTTCTTGGTTGTGCAACTCCGGGAAAAGCCTCATTGAATTTTTTCTCAACTTCTCTTCTAAAAGCTGGGTCAGTTTTATATCTTGGGTCTTTTACCAAGGCGTATAAATCACTCTCCGATGCAATTCCTTCGATACTTTCTGGTGCTGCTGGTATCTGTTGCTGTCCTGTCATTGCAATTAATTTACTCAATACTCTAGTGCCTTGTGCTGTTGCTCCTAAAATTTCTATTTCCTCAACATCTGCTGGGCCAAAGACACCTTTTTGAACTTGTCCTTCTACCCACTCTTTCGTACTTTTAATTATTTGTTCTGCATTTGGCCCAAGTTTTTCTGTTTCAGCTTTTATGTCAATCATATCTTCTTGCTCCATTTCTTCTGCTGAATTTCTAAACATAGACACTAATTTATCAAATTGTTCTTGGGTTGGTTTTTCTTGATTCGCCCATTCCAAAAATCCTTGTACCAACTTATCGTCTTGGTCAACACCATCTAAAACGTCTAGGTTGTATTCTTTTGGAGCTTTGTGTCCACCCATACTCATTTTTTTTTGTAATTCATTGTGCGAGTTTGCTAACTCTTCTATCTTCACTCCTTTGTTTGCGTCCCAGTGTTTGTCTTGAATATAATCTGGTTTTTCAAGTTGGTCAGTAGCTTGTTGTTCAGCTACCTGCTCCATTGCCTCACCAACAGATTTTCTTTCTGTTTCTTCTTCTGCACGATGAGGGACACTTTCCTCTGCTGCATTTTCATTTTCGTTAGATACGTCAACCTGTAGTAAACCTTCTTGTTCCATTGAATCACTCATTTTTTCGTCCTCTCTATACGTTGTAAAATATCTCTCACTATACTGTTTTGGCCCTCTCTGGCAAAACCAAAATCAGTTCCAGCACCAATCACCCATGTAGGTTGATTGATTGTTTTTTCTTTTAAATAATCTAAAACTTTCTTGCCCTCGGCAGTCTCAAAAGTACGAGCAAATGCTCTATCCAGCCTCTTGCTGTCATCATCTTTTGTCTTTACTGCCTCAAAGTCAACGACATTAATTCCCTCCCAACCATCATTCATTGTTCATAGCCTCCTGTTCCATTATCATTCCAGTCTCATCGGCTGGCATATTTTCATCGGGAACTGGTGGCTGTGCCATTGCTGCACTTTCTTGTTGGGCTTGAGCCTGCATCATCTGCATTATTTGCTGTTGTATTTGTTCTTTTTCCTCAACCGATGTGCGTAAGTCTGCTGGAATACCTAGCTTATCTCCAACATATTTAGCAATCATTTCTGGTTTTATCTCTGCCTGTCCACCTGCACCAAGCGAGTTTGCAATCTGTGCAAACTGCATAACATCATTAATATCGTCAAGGTTTTGTGCCTTTGCTAACGGAGATATAGGAGTAATCTTTACCTCTAATCCATTTACTCTCAATGGCAATCTAATCATTCCTTTTTCGTTCATAATAGATAATACTCTTGCTACGACCGGGGTCATGGTTTCAGTTATTAGTCTACCAAACGCACTACCTAAATTTTGTGATAACTCTTTCATTCTTTCAACAATCTCGGTTGCACTTCGAGCTGACATGTTGTCTGGTGGCAAACTTTCATCTAATAATATTTTTTTAATATTCATGCGTAAATCATTAATAATTATTTGTGATACGTTAAAATCAGCCGACCTTGGTAATGGTGCTAAACTTGCTCCTTGTGGGCCAGCGTTTCTCGCTACTGGTATAATTGAACCCGGAGCAATTCTTACATTACTTGGATTTAGTACACCATCATCTGCTGCTGTATACACGCCACTGATTGCAAGACTTGCATTTTTTAGAACCAGCTCAAGAGTTTTGTTGAGTGTCTTTATGTCAGGAATAGCTGTCAACAATGGGCCTCTACCAAACACCTCGCCCGGCACTTTCATGTATCGAGATACAACCCAAGGCGATTCAGGTATTTTTCGAAAAACCAATTCTGATTTACTTTTAGGGTGTATGACATGATAACAATAATCGCCTCTTTCTGTGTGATAGATAACTGCCTCAAACAATTCAACAACCTCAGTTTTTTCGTTGTCAATCAAACGCTGTAGTTCAGTTGATATGATTGCGTCTGGATACGTACGCATGATAGCCTCTGTCCTAATTTTATATTTACGATAAACATTGTCTACCGTACCTTGTGGCCCTTCTTCCAAGGCAATCAAATATTGTGGCACTGCCGTAAATTGTATTGGATTAAAGGCATCGCCCGGTTGTATCAACATCACCGAAGTACCGACAGCTAGGTCTAATAAAAACTCACCCATAGCCAAATCAAAATTGCTTTGTCGCATAACCGTAAACATTTGGTCAGTATATTGGTCAAGTTTTTTTTGAACCTCGTCTCTGCTTTCTGGAGGAATATCATTGCCTGCCTCAAGACGACACCATTTTTTATATGGGGGAAATAATCCTGACTGGATTTTGTTAGCAAACTTTTGTGTACTGTCAATAGCTGTAGAATCAAAAACACGATTCATTTTGCCTTGCCCAGGCACGTTCCCTTCATAGTATCCTTGGTACATATTTCTTTGTGGCAAACCGTATTCGTACGCCTCTTCGTAAACGCTACGCCATAAGTCTTTACGAGCAAACGCCTCTTTGTGCCTACGGATTACCTCTTCTAATGTCAATCTTTCTTTCATTTCTTTTTATGCCTCTGTGCAAAGTTTCTTGCTGATTGTTTACTTCTAAATCCCCATTTGTTTAATGCTAGTAAAAGTCTTGTAGGCCTACCTTTCTTGTCTCGTTCTGGGCCATCAATACCAGCAAACCTAGCAGCAAAAGATATTCTGCGTGGGTTTACCCCACTTTTTACTGGACGTTTTACTCCAAACTTTTTACGCCCGGCATCGTTTAATCCTCCACTAGGATTCTGAAATTTTTTTGCAACCATTAAGCGAGCGACCCCCTCTTCTTGCGTGCTGCTCGTTTACCAATTAAATCTTTGTCTGCTTTTCTAGCACCACCTTTGCCTGTTGCAAAGCTACGTACTCGTCCTGCTGCCCATTGATGTGCAGATACTTTTGGTCTACTGCCTGATGAGTAATATGCACCCAAACCTCTGCTATAAACCTTACTTAATGTTTTTGATGATATGCCACTTGACTTAGCGTACTTTGCTATTACCGATGCTCTACTCACCCCTTGGCCCTCCGTTTACTGATGTCATCCATCATTGCTGCTGTCAACAAACCTTTTTTATACAGTCGTCTGGTTCGCAGTATTTCTGCTTGTCTTGCTTTTGGGTTCTTCGCACCTGCCACATATTTTACTGGCACACCCTTTTTTGTTTTTTTAACTTTTTTAAATTTTCTGTCCATTATTTTTTCTTAATTTTTTTTTGGACACTAGCTGGCAAGTCTTTAAAGTGAAACAATGATTTACTTAACCTAGTATGACTTGCTCCTGTGTGCAACGTGCCGTCCTTCATCTTATGAGTTTTGCCTTTAAAGGGTTTACCGTCTTTTGTATAATGCGTAACACCTTTCATCTGCACCTCCTAATACTTGGGTTTACTTTTCATTTTTTTCATCATACTTGTTCTTTTACGTTTGCCACGTTTTTTTTCGTATGATGTTTTTTTCTTTTTCATCCCAGCAAGTTTATACATCATTTTTCCTCAACCACAACTATGTTGGTTCGCCATTTTGGATTGCGTATATACACTGGTCTTGTTCTATCCATTTAATTATCCTAATGTTGTTTTGCCATCTCTAGGGTTTCTAACTGCACCAAGTGCTACCGTATTTGTTCCTCCGGGTAACACGCCACCCACCAAGGAACGCCCTACTTGTCGACTACGTTTTCTTGTACTTCTTCGAGCAACAATCTTTTTGCCCTCTGGGTCAGTTTTCTTAGGTGCTTGGGTTATGGCTGCTGACTGACCACCTGACTGACCACCACCACCACTAACAATTTTTTTTACTGGAGCAACAACACTTTTAACAACACCACCCATTATGTATACCTCTTTGTAGTTTCGTATGGATTTCTAGTAACAGAACTGGTTGGGGTCATCTCTCCTCCAGTTACGCCAAGCTGGGGAATCAGTCGGTCTTGTGAATACAGTAGTCGCCCACCTCTTCTCCTAGCACGTTTGCTAGCTGATAATTTACGTAGCTCTGAACGCTCTTTGGCCTCAACGCTTGCCTCTCTTTTTGCTAAAGCAGCATCAGCCTCCGATGTATCAACCTTTGGTATTTTTGGTGGACTGAATAAACTACCCATTTCTAAATAACCTCGCATACATTATGTAATCAACTTTGTCTGGCCCATACTGCCGACAAACCCCTTCTTTTTTAAAACGCATTTTTTCAATCCATTTGATTGCTCTTGCGTTGTTTGCTTTAACTGTACAGTGTATTCTGTGTAGATTCAACTGCTTTGCAGTCGTAAGCATAAATTTAAACGCACCTTTATGAAACTTGGTTTTGTACTGCTGCATCATATTTTTGTCAGGTATCATCCATATCTCTGCTACGTGAGGCCAGACGGGTATGACCCCAAAACAAGTCAAGGGTTTACCATCAATACAAACGGCATAAGCATAGTCTCCAACGCTGTCAATGTGAGCGAAATAATTTGGAAAATCGTTTATCATCTGTATATCTTCTACATGCAAATCCATCAGGTTTAGCAAGTAAGATTTGAACGGTACAACACTAATGTTGGTGTTTTCAATCGCAAACGCTTTTTCTAAATCTAGGTAAGTCATGCAAAAATATCAAAGTCAGTTTTTGCAGTTGCTTGACGATGACGTTGTGTTGACCCTCTGGTCAACTGACGATGTTCTCCACCACCCAACATAAGGTACATGTAGGCATCCCCAACGTGAGAATGTTGGTTTTTAAATGGCTGGTCTTTGTAGCGTTCGTGGCCAGCTATCTGCACTCTACGAAAGTGATAGCCACCACTCAAGGCTTTTCTGGTTCGTTCACATTTGGCTGCCACCAACAATCCGGGTTTACCATCTATCAAACGATTCATCGGCATTGCACCAGCCTCACGCCTGACTTTGAAATCGTTACTGGCAGTAGGTCTTGCGTTCATCCCTAAAGTTTTTAAATGGTCAAACGCTGTTACTTCATAGATTTGGTCTCGCTGCTGTCCTGCCGGGTCTCCGAATATCATAACCTCGTACTTAGGATACTTGGCCTCTAGTTCAGATTTTAACATGTGGCCGAACCTTTCTAACCCCATATCAAACGTAACCAACTCATCTAAAATTACCCAGCGACCATTGTTCAATTTTTGACCAAATACGGCTGCTGGCGTTAATCCAAAGTCAAGGCCAATTTGGATTGGTACGTTTGGGTCTGGCTCAATAAAATCTTCGGTCATAATCGCATCATCATATTCTGGTAAAATAGGTTTGCCTTCCTGCACATAGGTGTAAACGCCTTGTGCGTAACAACGCACCCAGTCTAAATTTTTCCCCAACATGGTTTGCTCGTAATACCCAGAGGGTAAATTTTTAAGATTTTCTGCTTTGGGGTTGGTCTGCCACCATTTCCCACAACTGAAAACAAAACCGTTGGCCTCCGGGTTCTCTGGCAATTCCTCTTTGGTTACTTCCAAAACACCACCCGGCTGATTAAAAAACTTCCATGCGTACTTGCCTTTCATTGGTTCTTTTTCTGCCAGCCGATACCACCAGTGGTCAGAATCCATTGGGTTTGTGTCCATCCATACGCCACGCCAAGTAGGGCCACCATCTGCTTTGGTTGGGTATCGCCCTACCCGGTGGGTCAATCCATCGACAACAGCTTTGGGCAACTCTCTGGCCTCGTTAACCCACGCACCAGTCAGCTCCATTGACAGTAACTTACGGACATCTTTTGGTTGGTCTAATGCAAGAAAAATAACCTCACAGTCAATCCCAGCAGCACCATCTCTAGCTGGCAATTTTATATGATGCGTCAACGGTGGCGACCATCGCATTGCACCCCAAATGTTTTCCGGGAAGATTTCTTGCCATGTTTTAATCGTGGTGGTTCTTAATTCAGGATAACTATTACGCACAATCGCAAAACGTGTATATCGAATACCATCTCTGGGAGATACTTTCTGCTTGACGGCACGCAGCATAATCTCAGCAGCACACGCATACGATTTGCCCGAACCGACTGGGCCTTTGAGGCCACGCACAAAAGCATTGTTTTGCAGAAACTGCCATACCGTAGGACTGGTGGTAAAGTTAAGTTTTAAGTCTGCTTTCTCTTCCATCATTGCACTGTGTTTAAAAGTTCTTCACGCTCATATTGGTCTAACTTTTTTTTTCTTCTGATAATTAAATCACATTCTGCTGGCGACCGTTTGGCTAGTCTTGAGAACTCCGGGATAGATAGCCCTTTACGAAATATACCAGCCGTCAGGGTATCAACTTCTTTAACTGTTAGGGGTCTCTTCGACAACCCCGTTTTCATGTTGACCATCCACTACCTCTGCGTCTATTGGTTCTGGGCCTTGCATCACAATACCCACCACCGATGGTTTATCAATATCTTCTTGCTGTTCAAGCAAACCTGCTGCTTTGGCAAGGATTCGCAATACTGCCACCTTATCGTGCATTTCAACCTCTAACTGTGGCCCTGCCTTAGTAGGTGTTACCTTTATCTTTTTAATGGCCTTAATGGCCGAATCAGAGAGCGAGAGAGCGTCTTTGACAAAGACATTACCTGCCTCATCCCAAGATACCACATCAGTGATGTTTGCAGTGCCAATCGCAATCAATTCTTTTGCTACAGCCTCTTTGTTGTGTTCTATGGTTTCTGACTTCTGTATACGTCTTTGCACAACACGTACGCCACCAAACCTATCCAACGGAGGCTTGACAATACGTTTCTTTTTTTTGTCAGAAGGGGATGTCATCGTCAAAATCTTCTTTTCTAGTTTGTTCGTCTTTTAGGATGTTTTTGCTTTTGTGTATCGCCTCTCGTACGGTTTTATTTTTTTTTTGACCTGTGTTCTCAAAAACTCGGAAAAACGCTTTTTGGTCTCCTTTCCCGTAAGGCATTGCATCGTCTTTGCTGTAAACCTTAATGTCTAACGCTCCGTCTACATCCATATCGTTTTGGAAGTCTCTGCCTTGCCATACTTCGATAATGTAGAATCCGGGCGTCAAATGAATTTCTTTTCCTTCGTAAACTGCAAAGGTTCTATTGCTGTACTTTGGGCCTGCCATATTTCGTCTCCGTAAATGTTGCAAAAAAATTGCGTAATACCCCCTATATATACGTGCGTGGTGGGGGGGGATGTACCCGTATACAAAAATAATTATTTTTCTGCCCTTGCACGTAAAGCATTATAGACTATCCCAGCGTAAAATAAAAACATTTACATTTCCCTGACGTTCGTATGGGTCATGTATTTA